TGCTTTACTAGTTCAATGTCATATAGGCTAAAATTTTCTGTAGTTTGGTTTATTGTACTAAACCCTTTATACATCTTCGGTGTTGCAATATCAGTTCTTTTAGAACCAACAAGTTTTACTTTATTATATAAATCTGGCATTATTCTGCTCCTTTAACTTTACTGAATGTATCAGTAACAGTAGAATACTTTGAAAACTTAACTGGATTTGTTGGCGCTGTGTAAGTTGCTTGAGCGCGAGTTTTCTCTTTAGTATATGATGCCGGATCTAAATGTTCGTGATGCGGCCATGGTTCGTGCAACGGGCGGCGCTGGGTAACTGCCGCTTTTTCAGCCGTTGGACCGTTCATATCAATTTTTCCTGCTGTTTCTATGTGATGTGAACTATTAATATTTGTACTACCCGATGCTGTCATATTAGCATTTCCAGTAGCATTTAAATTAATATTTCCACCAAGTGTAGTAAAATTAATATCTCTTTTTGCTGTTACATTAAAATCATTTTCTGTGTGTAAACTAATGCTGTCTTGAGCATAGATATCGATCTTACCGTTGCTAGTAAGTTCAATCCAAGTCGTTCCTTTAGCATTACCGATATAAATTAAATCTTCACTGTTATGTAATAATATTTGATGCCCTGTGCGTGTGCGAATTCTAAACAACTCGTTATGAGGTATAGTAACATCGCCACCTGTTTCACCTTGTTCTACTGCAACATACTCCGGCGGTGCTTCGCTTGCTGGTTTTTTGCGAAGAAACTTGTCATCGCCGTCATCCATAACAAATGTTGTTCCGCCTAATCGACTAACAAATGCATTTGGAATTTTATGCTCTTTCTTTCCTATAGCACCCTGTTTAGCACCACTTCTTTTATCAACTGGGCCCGGAGTGCTAATACCAAACACACTACTAGGTGCTTCTCGTCTTGCGCTACTAGTTGTAATTCCCCTAGTGTCGTCTAACAGTAATCCCTGTGTCTCTAATATGTCGGCTAACGGATGTCGAGGTTTTTTAACTTGTGTAGGATCTATTGGAGTTTCGTTAACTGTCTTATTATATTCTGCAACAGGAATTCTTCCGTTACCGTCAGTGTTATGACTAGTTGCCGCAATACCAGGAACCATAAAATTTACAGACTCATCTGGAACACAAGCAAACCAATAACCCCTTTTAGGGTCTCCGTCAATAAAAATAACAACAACAGTTGATCCAACATCTGGAGGAACAAACCACATACCATAACTTTTTTGTGTGTTGTTATAATCGTCTGGATCTGCGCCGACATGATCCACGCTAGTTTGTCCCCAAAACGGTGTCATGTACTTGACTTGATGTAGTTGTCCTTCAGAGCTTGAGTTACCTGTAGGTCTTAAAATTTCTACTTCTAGCACACCCATATAAGTCGGATCAAGATGACTCACTACTCTCGCAAGAAACGGGCCTGGCTTAGGATCCGGTTGATCAACCGGGGCAAAATCATCTGTATTATCACTCATTGTTATTCCTCTGCCTTGCCATTCTTAGCAGGAGTTGTATTAGATGCCGAGAATGATTTACTTAAATCTGGTGCTTGTGGGTTTTCTTGTTGCGGTCTTCTAAATCCAGACAAAGTTTGCTTAAATGTTCCGTTAGAAAATTTACTAACTAATGTGTTAATTTTGTAAAGTCCGCTAAACTGAACAACTGGAGCACTCTTTCCTCCTGAAAACTTATAAAGACCTGTGTTCTGGTCTAGGTCTATTGGCGTTCTAAAGTTAACAATAATATCAACTTCTCCGTTTTGCCAATTAACTGTTCCGTCAGAATTTAAATTTCTATACTGGGTAGGTTTTGCTGTATAGTTACCTTGGCCGCTTTGTGCAAGATAATAAGGATCTCCCATGATATCGAGAGACAACTCCATCATATCCTTACCGTTTGTAATTGCATCGTGGAACAGTCTGGCTGCTCTAGTGCTTGCATCTTCAACGCCGCCGCCGCCTAATTTGTCAGTTTTCATTAATGTTTTATGAAACCCTGCTTGTGTAGGAGTTACACCTGCTTTATCTGCTGGCTTACTTCCTTTTTCGACCGGCTTTAGTTCTACATCTTTTTCGTTTGTGGCACCGGTCTGTGCAGATGTCTTAACATCCTGTGATGCTTTAAAGTTGTCTGCGGCAAATGTTGCCATGAAGCTAGCATTGAACTCAATATTAAAATTTAATACTTCTGTATTCTTACCAGTATAAATGTAATCGTATTGTTTTACTGCTTGTCTTTTTAAATTTTCTATGCCCGGCGGTGTAGAGTTAACTGCTTGTAGTCTGCTTGAATGCACATCATATGGGACTACTCTATAAACAATTAACTTAGGCTTAGTACCCGTAACTTCGTAATTCTCTTCGCTACTAATGTTATAAACTTGTACATCAATTCTCCACCAACCCTTCATACCATCTTTATCAATTTTAGATTTGTCTAATGTATCATTAACAAATTTACTGTTTAATAACACTTGGTTGATTGCATTAGGGATGTCAGTATCTTGCCTAAATCTAAAATCACTTTCTTTAGGATTAACAGGATTATTTGCACGAATGTTAACTTTCTTTTCAGCATCATAGACTTTATTATCTTTTCCTACTGGAGCATCGCCCTTTGTTCCAAGATCAAATTTCATTTCAGCTTTGCCTAATGCATTACATTGCCCGTCGGGTTGTACTAGTGTGCTGTTAATTTTACTTTTACTAATACCTAACTTTTGAAATAGTGCAGAGCCGCCTGCTTCACTTTTTGCGGCTGGTTTTGTTGTTGCACCTTTTGTTTCTTCTTTAGTGCCAGATGACGGTGCTGTAGACCCAGACGAGACATCTGTTGGAAAAATAATTACAACTTCGTCTGGCACTTTGATGTTGTTTGCTTTGGCAACATCTCTTAGCTTTTGATTAATAACTGCTTGCAAACTTTTTTCACCTGTTTGTAACATTTCTTGTACAGTTGTACCTTTAACTGAAACATCGCTTTTAAGTTTTGCATTCTTAGAAGCAAGTGCCGGTTGATTGTAAGGCATAGCTTGGCAATTATATACTGCACCGTTTTGTGTTACTTTCATGTCTAGCATAGTAAACTTAAACGGAATATATCTAGTAGTGTTTGGAATTAAATCAAAAGTTCCTTTACTGCTGTTTCCTCTAAATTGTATTGTTAAAAGGAATGGAGCATCTCTATAGTTTTTATGTCCTGCTTGGTAAGCGGCTGTTTGCAGAGCAATCATAAACATGCCCATGCTTAACGGTTCTGTGATCCTAAAAGAAATACCTGTTGCGTTTGTATTGTTTCCTTTTTCGTGGCCAATAACGCTATTAATTTCTAAGTCGTCAATAAAGAAATCAAACTTTCCGTAGGCTGTTTGAACTCTGTTATACGGATCAGCATTAGCACTTTTACAAATTAAGGGGACTGTTTTTCCTGCCATATATGTTGAGTCAGGAAAGTTTAAATCGTTATCTGTCAATACACCGATGCTTAATACATAGTTGTATGTTGGGTAAGCAGACAGCGGATTAGGCAATGGTAGTTTAGCGGCTGTAGTGACACCCGAGAATAAGCCTTTAATACCAGCGCCAAGAGCGGCAGCTGGGCCAGACTCTGTTAAAGATTTTGCTAGGCCTGCTCCGGCTGTTGTTGCGCTACCAATTGCATCAAAAATTGCCATATTAGATTCCTAACGCAGTTTTTAAACTACTGCCTTTAGGTATGTATATTTTTTTACCTGTTGTAAAATCAAATATAGGATCTTCAAGTACATCTAAGTTTCGTTGTATAAAAACCCACCACAATGCTGCCTCACCGTACAAGTCATAGGCTAGCAAGTCTGGTCTGTATTCATACTGTGCTTCAATAGTGTACAAGAAATCATCAGACTCAGCACTTACTGGTCTAATAGATAATACATCCAAGTAATCTTGTTTAACAGGAGTAATGTACCATGGACTTAAATTAGTATATGATGTTGCCATATTAGATATACCCCACCGAATTGTTCATGTAACCTCCGGAAACAAATCTATCAAGACTAAAGTTTCTAGCAGAGTTTCTGCTGTACACTGGTTTCAATGTTACACTAATGGAACTCTTAGTTGGAACATACGCTAATCCGCCGCTAGTGCTTCCACCAATACCAAAAGTACCAGCTAAACTTGCAATCTGTCCTACGCCGCCGGCAATGTTTCCAATAGTGCTGGTAATTCCGCTTAGTTGCGGAAGTGCTCCGCCTAGTGTATCAGCTAGTCCACCGATTGAATCTGCAATGCCGGCAATTTCACCTGCGGCACTTCCAACTACTTCTGTTGTGATATAGTCAATGTCATTTGCTAAGTCAACGCTCATGCTTGCTACAACAACAGGAACATTTTTAAACACATACGCACCATACCCGTTTAGGAAAACCATTGGGGGCGGGTTGCCTGCTTTTGGATCGTTTCCTGAGAACATCTTAGTTAATGATCTTAGATAGTGAACTGTTGCAATCCAATATAGTGCCTGTGACGCATCTTCACAAAAGAACGGAGCAGTGATTTTGATTTCGCCAGGATCACTCTTTTGGTACGCCTGGAATGTATAATTAGTGTGTATAGTTGGCACACCCTGATAAGTTGCTCCAGACGATATATTGATTTGCGGAGTGTAGGGGAAAATCAATCCGCCGGCTTCTTTAAGCGGTTTTAAAACGGCACTAGTTCTAAAGCTAGGCCAAAGAGGTAAACTTAAACGAACACGGAAATCATTGGCCGCATCGTCACCGCCAAACATTGCTACTGCGCTGTATATGTCTCCAATTGCTTCACCCGCGGTTGGAAGGTTAACGCTTCGGATTGCACTTGCTACGCT